ATCCATTCTCAAACACTCGCTTAGACCTAAACGATTCCCATACTTTCTTTGCTAACATTTCGTCCTCTTTCATTTTTTATTTCAGTGTAACCTTCAAAGTTTCATATCCGTCCCCTTCGGATTGATACTTCTCGTAAAGCCCTGGGTTATCACTCATGAATTGATCTTTATCGAACCTCTTTCTACCGTCCCTTTTGGACACGGTGACCTTGAACGAGTCAGACTCCATCCACTTGTTCCTGCCCACAATAAATCTAAGGTGGTTGTCCATGAGCTTTATCTCTTCCTTAAGCCCACGCTCTTCCTCGGATAGATCCTTTAATTTTGCCTTAAGCCTAGCCCTACCCTCAATGATAGTGGAGACCTGAACGTACTCAGGGTCCGAACCGGACACCACTCTTCCGCCAGATCGCCCAGGGTTAGCCTCCATAATATTGATCTTACACCCATCGGTCTCGTCAACATCAGGCATAACTCTTGGCTCAACATTCTTGGTCCAGAAGTCTACTAGCTTCGGAAGGCTTTCTTCCTTGTAGTTTCCGCTGAAGTCAACCTTGCGGTACTCGACCCCCATGATAGGCTTCAGTACGCTAGGGTCTTCACCGGACTCAATCATTCTTACAAACGTTCTCCACGTATGCTCATCGCCTGTGGCCACAAGCAGGTAATTATGATCAAGACCGTGCTCTGATATCTCCGACTCATATGCGGATTTAAATATGCAGTCATAGTGCTCCAACTGACATCGATAATCTTTTCGATCCCAATCAAAGCTCGCCCAGGTGTTGTCGCAACTCTTCACCTCAACGATTCCACGTATCTTCCCAGACTTATCAAACACAACCCTGTCCACCGTCGCATGTATAAAAGGAAAATCCTTATGCCTAACAACGCCGCTGCCAAACAACTCTGCGATACGCATCCCCGTGGAAGACTCAAAGTCATCCTTAACCATATCGACAATCTTATCTTCAGCAAGCAGCCCACGGTGCATGTTAAAGTTTACTGGGATACTGATGGGATTCCCGTCCAACGCAGAAACTATCTTACGATATGCAGCATGACTGTTACCATACTTACTATGACCCAGGACTTGTGCTGCCGTCGTACCCCCGATGGAGTCTTTGGGCGGTGCAGTTCTATCACTCATTAAGGTTTACCCTGCCACCAGGAACGCCCTCTCTAATTAAGACGCTGTCCGAATCTGAAGACCTTCCTATTAATGCATCAACAGACACACCCAGGCACTCACTGGCCTCAATAAGAGATGAGTACGGACTTCCTTCCGAAAGATTTCTCCACCAAGAGTATGGTCTTACGCCACCGTTCAACTTATACTCCTCAACAAAACTCTTAAGACTCGAACAGCCCATTGCCATGATTCGAATCTTAATTCTTCTAGATATTTGGTCAGTCATTATTTGACTCCTTTCTTAATCCTTGACCATCATGCATGAAAAGTTTTTTAAAATAAAGGTTTATTTATCAATTTTATTAGAATAGTGTTTCTGGGTCTGGTTACTTATTAATAAGGGGGTTGAGTTGTTTTCAATGCACGAGGATCTTGAGGGGCAGATTATTTCTTCCTGCCTCCAAGGGGCTGACTTGACGGAGTTTGTCAGCCTGTCTGCTGACTGTTGGACCAGCGAGGTTCATCAAAATGTTCACAAGGTTGTATGCGATTTATTCATGTCTGGAAACGACGTGGATCAGATAAGTGTGTATCACTCGCTTCAGTCAACAACCACTCCGGTCAAGTTTGACTACTTGATGAACATGAGCTCTGAATATGTGATGGTGTCCTCTACGTTTGGTAAGATGTGCCAGAGCCTTAGGGAGTCAACCCAGCAGAGACGAGTCGTTCAAGCGGTATCTGAAGCCGTCGTTCTAGCCAAGGATGCTTCCAGCGCATATGAGGCGAGACAGACTGCCATAGGTCGCCTACTTGATATGGACGACTTGACTCCTGAGCAAAGACTCTTCTCCGCCAAAGACTCGCTTCAATCTGTGATAGGGCTTGCTCAGGCTGCCTTTGAGAGACCTGAGGCGGAGAAGAATAGACCGCCAGGGATATCGTCAGGAATCCAGGGACTGGACAAGATACTTGGTGGATTCAGACCTGGAGGACTCTATGTTCTTGGCGCTGGAACGGGTCGCGGAAAGAGTGTTCTGGGCGTCAACATTGGATTTGATGCTGCAATGAGAGACACGAAGGTGATGTATTGCTCTCTCGAGATGTCCCACGTTGATCTAATGAGGAGGATAGTTAGTTCTGAATCTGGGATCGCAGGAAACCTGATAGAGTCTGGACACCTTTCGTCCGATCAAATTGACAGCCTACAGCACTCTGCAGGCAGAATCTATTCTGCGTCAGGCAATTTCCTGATACTCGATCAGCCGTCATTAAGTCTATATCAACTGGGTGCAGCAGTAAGGCAGCAGGTGAAGCTTGGGAAGTGTGACATGGTCATCGTTGACTACCTTCAACTTCTCAGGACGGACTCTACCTACTCGAGGGAGAGGGAGGTTGCGGAGATATCCAGCAGCCTGGTTGCTATTGCAAGAACAAATGACATTCCAGTCATTGCTCTAAGTCAACTCAACGATGGTGGTCAGATTAGGGAGTCTCGAGCAGTAGAACATGACGCCACAGGCATCCTTAAGATAGCCTACCCAGAACACGTTGAGAGCGAGTGGAGCGAGGGTCATGAGACGGTCGAAGGGTCTATTATAGTTCAGAAGCATAGGCACGGCAGGACGGGGCGGGTTAACGTAATGTTTGATAGACCCAAGCAGAGGTTCTACGAATTGGTTTCTAACTGAACTTGTTGTTGGTATAGTAGGTCAAGGAGTTTTTTATGGCTGAGAAAAGATCTACTAAGGAACAGATGGAGTCGAGGGTTGACCAGGCGGAGCTTTTGCTTCTTCAGGGGTTAACTAATCGGCAGGCTCAAAAAGTTTTGGCTCAGAAGTACGACGTGTCAAAGAGAACCGCGACACGATACATTGCTGCAGCATTTAAGAGGTGGCGAGAGAATGCTCTTGAAGAGGACGGTAGAACCACCTCGGAAAGACGTAAAGAGCATGAGCGAATGCTTAAGCTAATCACTGCAAATGCAGCCAAAGAAGGACGCCTGGACCTTCAGCTTAAGGCTGTAGGGATGCTTATGCAGCTCTATGGCACGTCGGTGAATACAAGACTCGAGTTGACTGGCAAGGGTGGCGGAGCTATCAACGTTAAGGAAATGTCTAAGAATGACATAGCGAGGCTTGTAAGTGACGCAGGACTTAAACCCGCATAACATTAGAGACGATGAGCTTCAGGCAATCCTTAATCTTGCGAGAGAGAATCTCCAAGGAAGCCTTCATAGCTTTATGCAGTCAGCATGGCATCTAGTCGAGGGCGATAATCAGTTTATCGACGGCTGGCACCTTCATGCTATCTGCGAACATCTTGAGGCTTGTCAGCGCGGAGACATTCGAAACTTAATAATCAACATGCCTCCTAGACACTGCAAGAGCACCCTTTGTAGCGTGTTCTTTCCTCTGTGGACCTGGATCAACGACCCATCCACTAAATGGCTCTGCTCTTCGTATTCTCATGGCTTAGCGGTACGAGACTCCGTAAAGACCAGACGTGTAATGCAGACCCCTTGGTTTCGGTTAAGGTTTCCCGAGTGTGATATCGCTCCGGACCAGAACCAGAAGGCAAGGTTCGAGTTGACTGGTGGTGGCGTTCGGGTCGCCACCACCGTCCTCGGTGCAGCCACAGGTGAAGGTGGTGACTTCATCCAGGTGGACGACCCACATAAGGTACTGGACTCTCAGTCCGAGAAGGGTAGAGATGCTGTCATAGACTGGTGGGATCAGACCATGTCTACTCGCGGCAATGATCCAAAGACGGCTAGAAGAATTGTAATTGGACAACGGGTACACTTTGGTGATCTTTGCGGACACCTGGAGGACCTCGGAGGGTACGAAAAGCTGACACTGCCAGCAGAGTATGACGGGTCAACAGGAAAGACGTCCATAGGCTGGAGAGATCCCCGCAAGAAAGATGGTGAGCTCCTGTGGCCTGACAGATTTAGCAGGGATGACATAGACATACTTAAGAAGAGCCTGGGAACTTTTGCATCTTCAGCACAGCTTCAGCAGAGACCCGTGCCACAGGATGGCGGGATGGTCAGCAGTTCTTGGATAGAGTACTGTGAGGACCTTCCTGACAAGTTTGACCGAGTGATTCAAAGCTGGGACACCGCATTTAAGGCTGGACCGGGATCCTTTGTCTGCGGACAGGTCTGGGGTGCCAAGGACAATAAGTATTACCTCTTGGACCAAGAGCGCGGAAGGTGGGGGTTCACGCAGACTATCGCTGCAATTGAACGGTTATCTAGAAGACATCCAGACTGCACAGAGATTCTGATAGAGGACGCTGCGAATGGTCCGGCGATTATTGATACGCTAAAGCGAAGTCTAAACGGAATTATACCGGTAAGA